TATTAACTACTACGGATTTGATTCATTTACTTTTGTTATCTATGAATGGGTATTCGGAAAAGGAATGCTTACGTATAGGGAAGTCCAAGAGCAGTGGGAATGTGAAGTCCTTTCAAGAGTTGAAACACCTGATGGAGAACGCCTCTACTACAATGGGAATATTGGGGCAGTAAAATTTCTTAAACCAAAGCTATGAAAAATAAAAAACCTGAACCTTTAAAAGAATATATTAGTCTTAAGGATGAATTTAAAAATCAATTTCAAAAGAAAAAGTCTACTCAACAAGAGGCTAGACAGCGTAGAAAAGAAATTAGAGATATGAAGGAACAAAGGGAGTGGAATTAATATGTCCCGCTGGATACATGCACCATGCCCTAAATGTAGTTCATCAGACGCATTTAGCTACAAAGAAGATGATAGTCATGGCTTCTGCTTTAGCTGTCAGAAGTCTTCACCTGTAGACCTTAACTTTAAACCAACTGTATATCACAAAGAGAATTACGACATGCATACCTTAGAGGAAATTAAAGATTATGACACTAGAGGATTTCAAGAAAGAGCTATCACAAAAGTGGTTGCATCTCATTATGGAGTTAAAGTATCGTATGCAGAAGATGGTACAATCAGTAGTCACTTCTACCCATATACTCGTGGCGGTATCGTTGTTGCCTATAAGGAACGTAAACTACCTAAAACATTCCTTATACATGGTGACTTTAAAGACACTGAGTTATTTGGCCAGAATGTTTCCTCAGGTGGTAAGCGCATTGTTATTACTGAAGGAGAACTGGATGCGCTTGCCGTGGCACAAGCCCAACACGATAAATATTCTAAATTCTATCCGTCAGTCGCAATCCCGTCGGCATCGGCAATGTCTCTGATCCTTAATCAACGTGAGTACCTTCGTAGCTTTGATGAAGTAGTACTTATGTTTGATATGGATGAGCCAGGTAAAAAGGCTACTCAACAAGCAGCTAAGATTATTGGTTACGATAAAATTAAAGTAGCAGACTTACCTGAGAAAGATCCATGTGATGTATTAATTAAACATGGTTCAGCAGAGTTAATGAAGTGTATCTTTAATGCTCGTACATACAGCCCTGCTGGTGTAGTTAAAGGTGAAGAGATCTGGGAACAGTATCAGCGTAGACAGTCTACTGTATCTGTACCTTATCCTCATTGTTTAAATGGCTTAAATGAAAAGCTATATGGTATGAGACAAGGTGAGATTGTATTGTTTACTTCAGGTACTGGCTCAGGTAAATCAACTGTCATTAAAGAAATTGTATTTGAAATCCTAAGTAAAACTACTGACATGGTGGGTATGGTTTCTCTTGAAGAATCTGTAGGTGATACTGCTCAAAAGTTTATTAGTATGCAGCTACAAAAGAATCTTAATGTTGATGTTGTATCTGAACAAGAACAATATGAAGCATTCCAAACAGTCTTTGGTGATGAACGATTAATCTTATTAGACCACCAAGGTTCTGTAAGTGATGAGTCACTCATTGATAAGATGGAACACCTAGCATTGATGGGTTGTAAGTATATTATCCTTGATCACATTACTATTGCTGTATCTGAAGGTGCTAAGGGTAAGACAGGTAATGAGGCAGTTGACTCTGTTATGTCTGACTTACTTAAGATAGCTAAGAAACATAACGTATGGTTAGGTGTTGTATCTCACCTACGTAAAGGTGAAAAACCTTTTGAAGAAGGTAACTTACCTACTATTGATGACATCAAAGGTTCTGGTTCTATCAAACAAATTTCATTTGATATTATCGCTTTTGCACGTAATATGATTGCTGAAACAGAAGCAATGCGTAATACTATTCGTCTTCGTGTTCTTAAGTCTCGCTTTACTGGTCTTACAGGTGACTGTGGTACTACTAAGTATGATGCTGGTACAGGACGACTACAACAAAATACATTCGTAGACTTTCAATAAAAGGAATACATGAATCCAGTACAATATCTATCTGAAAGAGTAGCCAAAGTCGTGGTCAACTCAGATAAGATTTATAATGAGGGTGCTCGACTATTAGCACATCATCCAACATGGGAATATGACTTAGAAAGGTTTGTAAATGAATCGTGGGACACACTTCTCCGCTACTGTATTCGCAACAAGAATGCAACTCATAGCGCATCAGTTAAACTTACTTTTGCAAGTGACCTTATCGGAAAACGAATCGCAAGAGCTATTGGAACTGATGAAAGCAACATCAAATCAACTCTCGCTCTTGGAGACATTCTACTCGAAACATTTCTCCAAGATAGTCTTATAGATATCTTCAGAGAGTATGATGGATTTAAAGCTCCATACATGGTGCGTATTGTCAACATGCCTGACAATATTAAGCCTACATTAATAGGTACTTCATTTGAACCTTTATTACCTATAGCTGGTCTATACAGTAACCTTACTAAAGAACCATTCATTAAAGGATGGACTAACAGTAAGCTGTTTCATGAGTACTTAGATAAACCTTTTGTACGTGCATTAGAAACATTACGCCAACAACCTTGGGTATTAAATCAAGGTGTGTTAGAAGGTATGAGAAACTATAAGCCAACTGAAATACTAAAGTTGGTTGATGATGATGGTGTATTATATGACTACAACATTCATTATGAAAATTTAGAACTACCAAAGAAGCTTAAGCACCTAGATGGTACTTTTTTCCTTGGTAAGAAAGACCCTAAGCTACAACGTATGCTTAGTAAGTTCTTTGAATACAATCAAGTAGTAAAGAAAGCTGAATTGATTGGTGATAGATCATTCTATCAAGAAGTATCCTGTGACTATCGTGGTCGAGTATACTATGCTGAATCCTTCTTAGAGTTTCAGGGTAGTGACTTGGCTCGTAGTCTCTTTTTATTCCAGAATAAAAAAGAAATGGATGATCGTGGTTACTTCTGGCTTAAGGTTCATACAGCAGGATGCTATAATGAATCGTTTAATGTTAATAAATTACCACATTATTTTACTACTGACTATAAGACTTATTTAAAAGGAGAAGGTTTAGATACTATTTCTCTTGATAAAATGACTCTTGAAGACAGAGCTATATGGGTAGATAATAATTTAATTAAATTAGCTAACATTGCTAATCAATATACTATAGATACATCCGCTGAAAAGCCTTACAGTTTATTAGCTTGTTGTCTTGAAATTAAAAATTATATCCAAGCTAAATCTAAAGGTAAGAAGCATATGTCTGGTCTTCCTATACCTATTGATGGTAGTAATAATGGATGGCAGCATCTGGCAGCTATGTCTAGAGATACCCAAGCAGCTACCTTAGTATCATTAGTACCTACACCTATACAGAAAGACTTTTATGTAGCTGTGGCTAAAGAGCTAATTAACATTATGCCTGACTACTTTAAACAAAAGAATATGCCTATGAAAGATATCCGTAAAGGTATTGCTAAACGAGGTTCTATGACTCGTGCATACTCAGCAGGTAAACAACGTATTGCTAAGAATATGTATGATGACTGCCATGTAGAAGGATTTACTGTTAAATATGGTATCACAGAAAAAGAATGTGGAGACTTAGCAGGTAACCTAATTAAGGCTATTAATGCAGTATGCTCTGGTCCATTAAAGACAACTAAGTTCTTACAAAAAATTGCTGAACATGAGCTTAACTCTGGTCGTAATCAACTATCATGGCATACACCTTCAGGATTCCCTGTAGTGTATAAAGCATTTCTTCAGCATGAACGTAAACATAGAGGTACTATTAGAGGTATACCTGGAAACCCTAAAGGAAGGATTAGACATGTTATTAAAGTGGATGTACTCAATAAAGATACAGGTGAAAAAGTTCCTTGTAGACGCTCCTTTGCTTCTGGCATCAGCCCTAATCTCGTTCATAGTTACGATGCTGCTCATATGGCTAATGTTATCTCTATTTTTAATGGCAACTTTGGTGCTGTCCACGACAGCTTTAGTACTCATGCCAGTGAAGTGGATTTTCTTCAGGAAGTAACTAAGATGACCTTTGTAGCACAGTATGATATAGAAAACTTCTTTAGTAATCTTATGGATACATTAATGCTTAACAAAGATACATTCACTTACCCTCCACCAGAAGAAGGTACATTAGATTTAAAACAAGTCTATGAATCTAAATACTTTTTCTGCTAGTACTAGCTAGCCATAGCTGGCCAGTTGTCCCCTAATACCGAAGAATAAAACAAAAGGAACTCATGAACTCTTATCAACAACTTATCGCTAAATCCCGTTATGCACGTTACTTACCTGAAAAGAAACGTAGGGAGAATTGGAATGAAACCTCTGAACGTTGGATAGCTTTCTTTCAAAGAGAATTAAAAAATAAAATTAAACCAGATGACAGTATCTGGAATATTCTAGGTAATGAGATTAATAATTTGTCTACATTACCCTCAATGCGTTCTATCATGACAGCTGGTGAGGCTCTTCGCCGCACTAATGTAGCCGCATATAATTGTTCTTATTTACCTATAGATAATCCTCGTTGTTTTGATGAGGCCATGTACATCCTATTATGTGGCACTGGAGTGGGCTTCTCAGCTGAACAACAATATACGGGTCTATTACCCCCAGTACCTTCCCTTGTAAATGATCATAATGTTATCATTAAAGTGCAAGACAGTAAAGAAGGTTGGTGTGACGCCTATCGTATCCTTGTTAATATGTTATATCAAGGTACCATCCCTACATGGGATGTATCCTTAGTACGTCCTGCAGGTGCTCCGCTTAAGACCTTTGGTGGTCGTGCTTCTGGTCCTGGTCCATTGATTGACTTGTTTATTTATACAGTTAATAAATTTATGATTGCCCAAGGACGTCAGCTAAAGCCTATCGAGTGCCATGATATCATGTGTAAGATTGGTGAAGTAGTTGTAGTAGGTGGTGTACGCCGTAGTGCTATGATTAGCTTAGGTGACTTAGGAGACTATGACCATGCTACCGCTAAGACAGGTACATGGTGGGAACAACATGGTGAACGTGCTCTGGCTAATAACTCAGCTGTATACAATAGTAAGCCTTCTGTAGGCGAGTTCATGAAGGAGTGGTTAGATATCTACAACAGTCATTCAGGTGAACGAGGAATCTTTAATCGTGAAGCATCACAAAAACAAGCAGCAAAATGGGGTCGTCGTGATAGTACCACAGACTATGGAACAAACCCTTGTTCAGAAATTATCCTCAAGCCCTACCAATTCTGTAATCTATCTACCGTTGTTGTATCTCCCGAAGATACTTTGGAATCACTCAAACACAAAGTAAGAATTGCTACTATCATGGGTACTATGCAGTCAACTCTAACTTACTTCCCTTACCTACGTGATATCTGGCGTACTAATACTGAGTCAGAACGTTTGTTAGGTGTGTCTATGACTGGTATTTTAGATAATCAACTATTACGTGGTCAAGGTAATATGAATCTAGAAGAAGTTTTATCTACCCTACGTGACGTAGCTCGTGATACTAACCAAGAATGGGCTGAGATCTTAGGTATACCTGCTTCAACAGCTATTACCTGTGTTAAGCCTGAAGGTACTGTATCTCAGTTAACACAAACAAGTAGTGGTATTCATGCTGGACATGCACCATATTATATCAGACGTATTCGTCAAGATAAAAAGGATCCTTTAACACAGTTCTTAATTGAACAAGGTGTTCCTCATGAAGACTGTGTGATGAAGCCTGATCAAACATCTGTGTTTAGCTTCCCACAACGTTCACCAGGATTTACCCGCAAAGACTTAACCGCTATTGATCATTTAAATATCTGGTTAATGTATCAGCGTTATTGGTGCGAACACAAACCATCTGTTACTATCTCTGTTAAGGAACATGAATGGATGGAGGTAGGTGCATGGGTATATGAACACTTTGATGAGTGTACTGGTATCAGCTTCTTACCTGATGATGGTGGTACTTATCGTCAGGCTCCATACGAAGATATTGACTTGTCAGTATATCATCGTTTAAAAGATACACAACCCACTATTGATTGGGAAAATTTTATTGAAGATCGTGATAATGTTGAGGGTGCTCAAACATTAGCATGTGCAGCAGGAGGATGTGAGATTTGAACTTATATAAATTTTATACTGATACATGTGTACCATGCAGACAAATGAATAATCGTATTAAAGATGTAGATTTTCATTTTGATTATGGTGTAATATTAACTAATGTTAATGCTACTGAAAACACAGAGCTTAGAGACAAGTATGGGGTTAAGACTGTACCTACCTTTGTACTAGCCGATGATAAAGATAATATGATTCGTAAGATCAGTGGATCTATTTCTTTACCTGAGTTAGATACTTTTATTACAGGCACAGCCGTCCCCTAATAGGGAACATTGCGGAATAGCTCAGTAGGAGAGCGCTGGACTCATAATCCAGAGGTCAGTGGTGCGAATCCACTTTCCGCAACCACCATACAAGGGTCATTAGTTCAATGGATAGAACAGTGATCTTCTAAGTCACGAGTGCATGTTCGATTCATGCATGACCCACCATAGGACACATATGAAATATAAAACACATAACTCAAGGAAATTCCTTAATAACAAACATGGGTTAGCAGCTATCCAAACTAGTTGTGATATCTCTGGTTGGGCTATGGATGCTAGTGTTACTATTTCCGACTGTAACAGGAATATTACATTAGACTTTAGTGTATACCGAGAAAAAGATTATGCTGAGAAGGCTAAAAAGTTAGCTTTAATTATTAATGAATTAGTAGCAGTACAATCATTTATGGAAGCAAATCTAGATACCTTTATTGAAGCTAAAAAGAAAGCAGACTTAGAAAGAAAAGAGTCTTTAAGTAAGAGAAAATCAACACCACTTTCACAAATATTAGAGGGATTAGATGATTAATGAATATGATATCCGAGATATGCGTGATGACAGCATTATCTTTGAATGTAAACACAGTAACCCTAAGTTAATTACTCGTATGGAAATGTCTGCTCACTCTCATATCACTGAGGTAGTAGAACAGTTTGAAAGATTCCTACGAGGTATGGGATACTTTCCTCCATCAGGATGTCATCTGGAATTTGTAGATGACCATACATATACTATGGATTGGGCAGACGCTAATGAGTAAGGGTAGTAATCGTAGACCTACTGATGAACAAAAATTTAAAGATAATTATGATAGAATCTTTGGACAAAAGAAAAAGGAAGAAAAGAAATGAGTGAATATAATTCAATAGCGCCAGCATTAAAGTGTCTTCATGCTGATAATTTTACAACATACTTTAAATCACACGCATTTCATTTTAATGTTCAAGGAAATACCTTTGCACAAGATCATGGATTATTAGAAGAAATTTATTCTTTTTTGTGGGAACAACATGATACTTTAGGTGAACAAATTCGTCAATTAAATTTACCTACTTCAATTAGCATGAGTGATATGCTTAAAACAACTGAAATTAGTGAAGCTTCAGGAGTAACTAGCAATAGTGTTAACATGTTTGAATCCATATTAAAAGATTTTAATATACTTATGGCTAATGCTCAATGGGTTTATGATAAAGCAGAATCAAGTAATATGGGTGGCTTGTCAACTTTAGTTGGTGATTATTTAAAAGACTTATCTAAGTTACGTTGGAAAGTACGTGCAACATTAGGAAAGAGTATGCCATGAATAATGTAAAAAATTATAACATCTTTGCATTAAAAGGTGATACACAAACTTCAGATGCGGATGTATGTGAAGCACTAGGGCTAGATCCTAATTTAGCTAACACACCAGAATTAAATGAGGCTGCTATTAGAAAAATGCACAAGGAAAATTATGATGGGTATATCAAACAAGGTATGCCATCAGATGATGCTTTAGCTAAAGCAGATAAGCTTGCTTACAACGCAAGAAAAGAAATTCGTAGTCTTACTAAATAAAGAAAAAATAACCCCTTCAAGGAATAATCCTTGAGGGGGTTTTTTATTTGTTAAGCGTGATTCATTTGAGCAATACCTGCATTACCTAAATTACGTTTAAATTCTTTGAATCCTTCTTCTACTTCATGAGCAAAATTATCTACCCATAATTTAAACTTATTATTGGCACCACCCATTCCAAAAGCTTCTTCAGCTATATTGAATAAGTCTCTAAATGATTTAGCATCTACTGCTAGATTAGGTTTACCTTGAATCCATCCAGCATCAGTAGCTTTCTTAAGAATGATTTTTTGTTTAGCAACATAGTCATTCCAACTATCCTCGCTATTATGAGACCTTCTTAAGAATACTTCTTTATATGCAGAACTTTCTATCTTCTTTGCTATTTCATCAAAGACACCACCAAGAGTAGGATAGTCGCCATTATCTCCAATGCCAATATACTTTTCACCTGAAAGTTTATCAAATAAATTTCTTTTAGCTTCATTGTATGCTTTATCTAGCTTAACTCCAAACTTAGCAATTTCTTTTACAGCTTGTGGTATAGCAATATTGTTATAAGCATTTCTATAAATGTGCATACTATCAGCAGTTGTAATTAAAGCATCATGAATAGTAGCTACTGGCATAGGCATTTTAAGTCTTGAATTAACTGCAAGCATCATAAGCTTAATTAAATCCCCATCAGTAGATTGAACAGGCATAACTCCCATTTGCCTAGATAATGCAGATCCAATTGCATTCTCAAATAAATCAAATGTTTTTGTTTTCTTATTAAAGAATCTTTGAATACCTTTAGAAGAATTAGGGTTTAAACCTCGTTTAGCCATTGGTGCTTCTACAATACCATTAGGTGTTTGATATTGAGTAGTTGTTTGACCAATAATTTTTTCTACATACTCCTGTCCTTCAGCTGTAATAGCTTGGCTAATAATATTTTTATTATAGTCAGGTATAAATCCACAATCAACCGAACTAAAAGACCAATGATCTTTAGCGGTACCTTCAATAGTAGGTACAGTATCCATAACAGCAAACATACGACCTACTCGTTTAAGTGATTCAACAAATTTAGGGTTAATTGTTTTTCTTAATGTAGCTTCCATAGCATTAGATAAGTCGGTTGCTGCGGCATTAAAATCATTACCGTAAGCTTGGCTTAACACAGTACCATAGATATCTGAATATTCCTGGGTATCCTGTAAGAATTCTCTGATATGATCAAAGAACATACCTGCATCTTTACCATAAGAGTTTTGCATCATAGGTACTTTAAACAAATCAGATGCTAATTTATCTGGTAGTTTAGAGTATGCTTCCATAAAGAACTTAGTCCAAGCTTGTTTCTTTTCAGGTTGATCAGGAATTAATTCATCTAATTGATCACCAATTATATTTAAAGCATGCCCACGCATATCTTCTAATGAAGGGTTGTAAGAACCTAATCGAGTTGCAACAGGGGTATTTCCTGCATAAAGGGCTTGAATAAAAATACCATTTTGATTTCCATCATCATAATTTAATGCTGTTAATCTTACAGGTGATCTAGATAGTTCAGGAGATTTTGCAGCTGTTTCTATTTGAAACATATCATCCCATAAATTTTGAAATCCTTGAGCTTCACCTCTAGGCATTTTACTAAGCTTATCTAAAACAAATGAGCTATCATTGTCTATTTTACCATCTAACCAGTCATTATATTCTTTACCTAATGCAGCTAAATATCCTGCTATTTCTGGTGTATACATTTTGATTAAATCAATTTCAGAATATTTTTTAATATTCTTTTTTATATTAGCAGGATCAGCAGAAAAAGAATAGTAATTAACTACAGCCATTTCCATTAAACCTAAGGTAGCTCTTTCAAAAGGAGTAAGTGCTATCAAAGCTTTATGCCTATCTTCTCCCTGTTTAGCAAATATAGATACTGCTTTATCTTTTAATTCTTGAACCTTTGTGGGATTAAAAAATGATGTTGAAGTAACGTGTCCTTGTACACCAAAATTAAGCATTTCTCGAATACCACTTTTAGAACCCATGATATCAGTGCCATCGCTGTTTCTAAAGAAACGCTGATTAGCACTACTATGTATGTAAGCGCTATATAATAACCCTCTTAAGCCTGATGCATTTTTAATATCTCTTTCTAGAGCCTTTTCTTTAGTATTCATTTGTTGAACAGCATGATCAATTTTAGTTTGATTAAATTTAGCTCTTTGTTCAGGATCACTATCATTATAATCTTTAGGTGGAGAAACATTATTTAAAAGATTTTTATAAGAAGCTTCATCCATTTTATGTCGTTTAGCAAACACACTAGTGGAGTAGTATCCTGTTTCATCATTTACCATTTTATTTTTGATATCGGTAAGTTGAAAGTAAGTAGACTTTACATTCTTCTTTAAAAACTTTTCAGCTATAGAACCAAAAATATCTTTAACAGCTTCTGCTACAGTAGAGGTTGTTCCAGGAATCTTCATAGTATTTTTACTAGTTTGACTTCCTGGTCTTAAGAAATTAGAACCTGATAATTGAGGTACCTTAGAAGGAGGAGATCTACGAGTATCCCCTGCTAATGCTTCAGATAGCATACTTAATTCTCTAGCATAATCTTTAATTCTAGGTGTAGAACCTAAAACCCATCTGCCATTTTTATCCTGCATTAGCCTATGGTTTCCATTATACTTTTCTGCTTGTACTTTAGCTTCAACTAATTGTCTAACAGCATCTGGAGGTATATTAATACCTACTCTATCAAGAGCATTTTGAGCAGAATGTATCATAGAATTAATTAGATTAACTTCTGGTACAGCATCCTCAATAACATCTCCATTTTTATCTACAATAAGGCCACTATCTTCTTTAGTATACCCTGTGTTAGGGCTATCTTTAAATTGATTAGTTTCACTTGTAGCTAAAATATGAGCAATACCTATAATAGTAGCTAAAGGTTTAACTTGTTCTTGTGGAATATCAAATTCATGTTGTATTTGAATACCCACAGGAACACCTTCATACCCTGCTTTTGTGCTTCCTATAGTGGCATCTAATGGATTAAACAAATCATGTTCTGTGCTATTAGAAATAGTAGCTAAAACAGGAGCCATTTTATCAGCCATTCTATTGATTGTTACTTCATCAAAATCGCCTTTATTATTAGTAGTTATAATGGCTTTAGCCATAGCTACAGGATTGTCTTCCATTAAAGCAGCATCAAAATTAGGGACAGTTTCTAATTGCGCTGCTTGTTCTTCTCCAAACCTTTCCATAGGTATTTCTTGTAGCTGATGCTCACCTGTTGTGGGGTCCACAATTGCTCTACCTAATTCATCAAATGCAGGCTCCATCCTTGTTAGGTTAGCATGAGGAGATTGAGTAACCTCTGCAAGGGCTTCTGGAGATGATAACCCTGTAATCCTATTAGACTCTATTACCCCTTTCATTCCAGGAGCTGGCATAGGAGGAGGGGATAAAGGCACTGGGTTGTATGTGTTAACACCTTCTTGAGCAGCAACAGAGCCAGGGATTACTGGAGTAGACCCCTGACCATATCTGTCTACAGCTTGGTTCATTAGGTCTTGAACCGATAATTTACCACCAATAGGCGCAGCAATATTAGCATTGCTTGTTGATGGCGTTGAAACTTTTCCGACCATTATTTACCTTCTTTCTTAAATGCGTTAGCAATAGCTTGTTGTGTCCAAGGAAAGCTTCCTAATACAGGAGCTGCTTTGGCAAGCTTCTTTGCACCTTTATCTGTTTTACCTTCTTCAATATCGTATAGACCTTCACCAACATTTGCAGCCCAAGATGCTTGTGGTGATGCATTTTTAATTTGGCTATAAGCCCAGTCAACTGGTTTACCTTCTATGACTTTACCTTTAGGTGTTGTTGTATCAAACAAGTTAGGTGACTTATGGAAATCATACAAAGGATCAACTCTTTCCCATAGTTTTTCACCTTGACCTAACAAACCTGAGCTATATATTAGTCTTTGTGTTTTCTTAGCAGTTGATTTTACATAAGGACTATCATCATCTCCATAAGATAAACCATTTTTAAGCATATTAACCATATGACCTGCAATAAGCGACATTGCAATAGTAGTAAATGCACTATAGCGCATAGCCATATTACCCTCTAATAAATATTGTTTGTATAATCTAGGTAACACAACTGCTTGAGCTGTAGCCATGAATCTTCCCATAGCTGTAATTATTCTAAATCTAGGATCATTAAATATTTTAGGAGTGTTAAACGCCTGAGGATTAACAATTCTTTGATCAACCATATTTGATAATGCAGTAGCCACGTTATCTTGGAGATGCTGTGCTTCAGGAGTAGTAGCATTAAAGCTCATAAAGTCTTGACTAAAAGGGTTTAAGTCTGGCATCTTATCCATTTGAGATAAGAAACCATGTACATCTAAACCATAAGATTGTAATTCTGTTAATGCCTGAGCTTGTTCTTTTGTAAGACCCATACCTGTTGAAAACATTGCTATTCTATTTGTTTCAGGAACAGAGGCTAACGATTGTAGTTGTGTAAGCATAATATCAGAACCCACAGAAAGAACAGCAATACGATTTGCATCTGTTTGCGCTCTTAAAGTAATAGCTCTTGCAAATATACCCATTATTTTTCTTTGAATACCTGCTGCAGTGTTTGCATAATCATACCGTAAAGCTGCACCAGCACCAGTCTCATTATAGCCTAATCTATTAATCATTTTTTGGCCAAAATTTTCTTTAACTAATTTATCAACTTCGTCTTGGATAGCCTTATATTCTTCTAAAGTTAAATTAGGGTCTTGTTGTTTATTAATAAGGGTATCAATTTTATTTTGTAAAGATACACTAGGTACTGATCTTAACATATTGATACCTATCCTAGAGGCAGCATAAGATACCCCTTTATTTATATCAGAAGCTGTTTCTTTAAAATAGGATTTAAAAAAGGTACTTAATTGTTTTCCTATTAAATGACCAGGAGTTCCAAGAGTTGCTATAGAAGTTTCTGCCATTGAAGACACTGCTGCTTTACCTAAATAAGCTAACATAGACATTGTGGTACTCCATCCTAATGTCTTATTAATTAAAGATTCTTCTGCTAATGGGTGAAAATTATTATTCATAATATCATAAAAAGCTTTAACCTGTGTTGCAGTGTTCTTATAATCAGCATCATCTTTAAATTCACCAGCAGCTTTTGCTTTTCTTAGTAACTCAGCTAACACTTGTCCATTCTTACCAAAATAAGTATTAGCCATAATGCTATTAGCCATTTGATCTTTATGGTGTTCAATATTATCAAAGATACCTTGTTTAAATAAATGACTTAAATTAGGATTAGTGAATACATTAAATTGATTTAAATAATCTCTAGCTAAGCTAGCTTCTTGTTTATTTTTTGAAGTTAAATTATTAATAGCAGTTCTTGCAGAGTTTTGATCTGCATTAGCATTAACCATTTCAGTAAGAATATTTAACTTATTAGCAGCCCATAAAGCAGGATCAACCTCAGCTGCCTGAAACAAGGCATTAGTGTCAGATAAATGTAAAGTATTTACTCCAGCTACTTGTCCTAAGCTAATCATAGATTGTTGTACGTTATCTAATCTATCTTTCCATGCTTGTAACGTATCACTAAAAGCATCTCCACCTAATGTACCTCCTTGACTCCATACTTGATCATAATTAACCTGAACATATTTTTGTGCTTCTTCTTTGCTAACTCCTAATTGTGCAGCTAAATCATCACCACTAATTTCTTCAGACCATTTACCTAGTAATCTTTGTCTAAAACCAGAGGCATGCTCTCCAGGAAGTATACCAAACCCACCCATAATAGATTTTATTTTTGCTAAGTTAGTTTTAAAACTACCATCTTCATTAACAATAGAAGGAATAGCTGTATGAGCAAGTTGTCTAAGGTTAGACAAGGGATTAGTAATCATAGGTAATACTGTTTCTCTAAAGAAACCTGTATGGGTAGGTATTGTATCTAATCCACCAGCATTATTATTTTGAGCATTTTTGCTTTCAGTTCTAGACATTTCTTGAACAGTTCTATACCCGCCAGTTTGATTTAAAAGGTTTTCATGGTTTTGAGCATTAAACCTTTGAGCATCTCCTAACATTTTTTCATTTAATGCTTGTAAATCAGCAGCCCCATGCCATCCAGCCATGTCAATACTATGATGTACACCGCCAAAAGCACCTCCAACTAAAAAGCCCCCACCTGCTGCTTCTTTAAGTTGGTTATAATAGTCAGGAGTATAATGGTAATTAAGATTACGTTGACCAGATTGGCCTAGCATTTCTAATTCTTGTTGTGCAGTTTCTGTAATTGATTCAGCTCCTGCTCTAATAACTAAATCACCAGATCTTTTAGCCATAGCTTCTGCTGATTTAATTTGCTTCATAGCAAATTCATTAGAAAAACCTGTTAGCTTAAGTATCTCACTTTTTGTTTCAGTATGAAGAAGATTTCTTGCTTCTGCTTCGGTTAGCCTACCATTACTTTTAGCTACTATAGCAGATACAGCCTCTTTTTCTCCCACCTTAGTAAATAAATTTGCACCTAATAATAAATTTAAACTGAATTTATCTAATATACCAGAACCTAAAGCAGTCATAACTGCTAGCATAGGGTCTTTTTTGTCATCAGGTTGTTCAGCATAAAATTGCCCTGCATACAAAGCAGATACAGGAATTGTAGCTAATGTACCTGCAATCAATGGGCTTGCCATACCTCCTGTAGCTATTTCAGCTCCTGTAATAGCAACTATATAAGGTAAGGAATTAATAAGTTGACCTGCAATAAAAGATGCACCTGTAGAAATAGTACCCCATGCACCATTTGCATTTCCTATATCTGAGAAAGATAATGACTCAGGTAATTGTCCTTTTTCCATTTGATTAAGCTTAACATTTTTAGATGCCTTTTGGCTTAATGTTTCCCAACCAGTAGAATCACCTATTAATTGACCTATTCCATATGTGTTTTCATATAAGCCTAACCACATACTATCAGACATAGTTCCAAGATTACTCCTGGATTTGTTCATTATAGTGCGGTCTTGACTACGAACATCTACCCCTGTATAAACATCAGGAGCCATTGCAGCATATTGAAGGTCATTAACTAGATTTGCTTTTTCTTTAAGCAACATATTTCTTTGCGAATCAGTAATACCGCTAGGTGCTTCTCCTAAAACTGCACCAGTTAAAGGGTCATATATTTCAGACGTCCCACCATAAGTATTTAAATCAGATTCAATCTGTTTTAATCTTTCTAAGATCCTATTTTGAGCACCAGTACCTACTGCATTTTTGTGATAGGCATATGTAGCTTCATTTGGAGCATTTAAGCCTACAATGTATCGAGGTAAACCTTGTTCTTTTAAAGCTTTTTGCTTAGCCTTTTTAAGCTCTTTAGCAGCAGCAAGTACTGGGTCTTGATCAGCTAATTCAGGATATAAAATAGAAAAAGATTTTAAATAAGTTTTATCAGATATAGCAGATTCACTTGTACGATTATTTACGGGTGCTAAACCTGTTTTAACAGCAAAATTGCTTAATGTTTCTCCAGTAGTTGGATTAGTTACATTAGCAAGTTGGCGTTTATATTTATCAGTACCAGTAATATCAACTTGATTAAAGCCACTTATGCGAGCCGCTTCAGGTATTAAAGCAGATTCACCTTGGTATTGTCCAGTAATCCATCTACCATCTTTAATATGATTTACTTCAGGGGCATTATATCCTTGAACACGATATGTGTTTTTATCAGTAGTTTTTGATTTTGATTTAAATGTGTCAGGGTCTATCCAATTAGCAGTAGCAGCAGTTGCGGGGAGTATACTACTATCTTCCTCTATTGGTGCGAGATCGGTTGGTTTCATATACTCTCCTTTTGTTTACTTAATTGTTTTTAGCCACGGATAATCACGATTTTCTGGGGGTTTAGCCATTTGGATAACGAATTCACTATATGCTGAATAACCTTCTCTTCGTTTTCCAACGTCTTGTCCTTTACCATTACTACCTATACGAAGCATAGTTTCTCTTTGTTCTGGAGTTAAACTATTCCATTTAGTTTTCATATCTTTATCGGCAACGTCAAGTTTACCTTTATGAGTTCTAGATAATTGCTCCATAGCTTTACCCATATCAACCTGGGCTCGATCAGATAAATAACCTGATTTACCTTCTTTATCAGTGCCACTATATAAATGAGAGCTTGAAGGATTCATTTCAACAATTGCTGTTGTAGTGAATGCGTGCTTAAATGCATCACTAGATAAGCCTTCGCCCTTTTCTTTAAGATTGCTAAATGTCTTTTCTAAAGCATGTGAAAATTGAACAGGATTAATATGTTGGAATTGTTGTGACATTAACACAGCATCTTCTTTCATTTTACCTACTTGTCCTTCATTAATACCTTTAATAGCTTTAACCCTATTTTCAACAATAGTTCTGACATTATTTTCATTATCTTTTTTCTCATTATAATTAACAGCATAGTTAGAAGGTACAGCAACAACTCCTTGGGGTGTTGCAACATCTAAATGGCCATCTGGTCTACGTGACGCCGTAATAGTATTGCCTTCTGGAGTAACATAAGATTGCCAATTTGGTTTATACTTTTTATTCTTACCACTACTACCACCTTCACCATCGTCATCACCACTACCACTACCACCTCTACGACCATATCCAGGAGGATAATGCTGAACATTAGCTGCTAGATATGTAGTAGCATTACGCATATTGTTCATCCAGTCTTCAGGTGTTTTAGCTTCTGCAAACGCCATACCTAAACCTTTTGATCTTACTGCAGGAGGAATATCTTTAGATATATACAACAGTAATTGATCGTTAAGGTGTTGTTGTTCTGCTCTGGCATCTTTAGATTGAGTATGACTCCATCTATTATCCTCTTTTAATATTTCAAATCTTCTATCAGCTTCTCTAGCAGCTTGGATAGCCTCTTCTTTTCTTTCTTGTAAAGATAATCTTTTCTCAGCAAGCTTTCTATCAGCTTCTGCTTTCTTATCAGACTTAGCTTGTCCAGCTAATGTAATAGCAGTACGCATATCTTCACGTTCTGTTTGAGCAGCTAATTGTTTATCTTGACGCTTGTTAGCCTCTTCTTGAGCCTGTCTACGTAAAGAAGTTTCAAATGCTTGTCTACCACCATAAGATAATGCACGAGCAGTATCATAGCCCATAGCACGACCTGCTACAGTAGCTACAGCTAACCGAGCAACTTCTTGATCATTTAAGCCTAAGACACTCTTAATACCTTTGTATGTAAATAAATCTTTAAGCGAGTTAATAGCAGACTCATCGTCTTTATTAGCTATAGCTTTATCAACATCTTTTTGGGAACCCCTTAATTGTTTAATCCAGTATTCAGGTCTAGTATCATCATCTTCTGGTTTTAATGGAGGAACAATTTTACCTTCATTAACATCTATTAATGCTTGCATCTCAGCATTAGATGCTTGTTTAGCATCTGGATCAGGGATAAATGCAACTGGCTCTGCAGGCATATCAATAGTACTATTGTTACCACCAACAGACTTAGCTACAACAGGAGAAGGTACAGGAAAACGATCTTTACCTTCAACAACTACTTTAGGTTTAGCAGCAAGCATTGGTAAAGGTTCAATTACCTCCATACCTACATTTTTAAAAGGTCTCTCTGGAATATCGAACTCTGAGCTGACACTACCATTAATCTTTGCTTGTACATCTTTAAGCTTCATGTCTGCAGTTACATCTGGATAAACAGAACGAGGAACCGCATCTTCTATTTTATTTTCTATTTTATCTTTTATTGTAGAAACCCTAACTAGATTTTCAGGGATTACTTTTTGATAATCTATTACTGGGCCAGCAATTACTGTTGGTTCAAGCATAGGTACATCTTCAACACCATCTTCATAATGATAACTAGCTGAACTACCTCTATTAAAGTCATATACTCTTTCAGTACCGTCTTCAAAAGAAGATCCAGGTACATCAGAATGCTCATATGCTAATGATGGTACTGGTACCTGAATAGTACCTTCATTATAGTTCATTAATTGAGGTACTGCAGAAGTACCGTCAGCATATAACGTATCAGTATATCCTACAGGTATTTTAACACCTAGTCTATCAGCAAAAGGTGATTGACCAGCATTAACTCGCATGTCTCTATAAGCAGCAGCTTTATTAGCTATTGCATCATTCATTTGACCTTGAGTAATTAATTGAACTTCTTTGTTACTTAATGTAGGAACTAAGCTAGGGTATTGACCCTTATTATCATCAAGACTATACTCAGTCATTGCACTAGGCCTAATAGATATTTCTTGATTATAAACAGGTATTTCACCCATATAACCTTTTCCTTTAGGCATAGGCATCTCATATGATATTGAACTTTGAGTAGGATCATCATTCTGATAACGTAAACCGTCAGGAGCTAACCCTTTACCTTTAACTTTTTTAGTACCATCTTTGTATCCAGCAGCTTGTTGTACTCTACTAGGGATAACATCTGAGTTAACAATGTTAATAGAGCCATCACGAAATTCTAAAAAACCTTTTTTAGTTTTGTTAGCTTTTCTACCTTCTTGAACCATACGTTTAATAATAGGTTTATTCTTAGGGTCTTGTGCGGCAGGTTCAGGGATAACAGCTTCGCCAGGAGTTAGCATAGCAGGTACTGTATCTGTATTTTGTTTAGCAGCTTTCCTAGCTTTAGCAGCATCTTCTGCTTGATATGGCAACATATGCTGACCACGTTTAAATAGTTCTGTCCCTGCTAATGGGTTAGGTGATTTAACTTTTAATGGAGCACCTAAGGTACCCATCTTATATTTGTGAACGTCTTCTTTATGACCTAATGTTTGTCCAGCCTTACCAGCAGCTTCTACAAGTTTAATTTCATGTAGTTGTTGTTTACGGGCTTCTTCCCGTTCCATCTTAGCTGTTTCTCTGGCTTCTTGAGAAGCAAACTTTAGGTACTCTCTGTGTTGTTTAGCAGATAGTGGTCCCATTTTAAATCCATTTCATTGACTTGGCTAACATTAATGCGCCTATACCCCAACCAACTGGTCCCATACCAGCAAGCATACCTGCTTCAGTACCCGCTAACGCAGCAGCTTCAGGAGCAGTAGATAATGCTGCTGTAGTTGCAGCATTTCCAGCAGCACCTGTACCTACACCCGCCATAGTTCCTGCTGGTGCAGCAATTGTTGGATAACTAGCCATAACACTTTGTTCTACTACAGGAGCGCCACCAGTACCTATAGGACCAGCGGTCATATCTCTGTAGGTACCATAAGCATAGTTACCACCTTTTTCAACACCTTTGTTAATAGCCATAGTTCTTAATTGTTCTGCATCTCTATTAGGTTTTTCTTGTATAACCTGTCCTGGTTGCATTTGTTCGTTACTAGCTTGTAAAGGAACAATAGCATTAGATAGAGGAGCAGCAATTTGAGGTTGTTGTGCTGATTGTGCTGATTGATTTGCCCAATCCCAAGGATCATTGTTAATCATTATTTACCTCCACCAGTTTGAACTACTTGAGTAGATTGTCTTGCGGGATTACCATAAATACTTGAAGCATAACGTTGATACCCTTGCCATGCAGCATCTAATTCTTGTTGATCAATAGCTCGTTGTTGTCCACCACTAGACTCTAACATTTTAACTAAATTAGATTGATCAGAGGATAATGCAGCAGCATTTGTATTTAATCCTTGTTCAGCAGCAGCTTTATTTTGAATTACTTGTTGAGCAAACTTTGCTTTAGTAGCGTCTTCAGCAGAAGCATTAGCTAAGTTTTGTCTGTAAGAACCTAATGTCCCTGATGCACCATAATCTTGACCAATTTTAGCAGCACCCATACCAACATCTAATTCAAGTGCGTCTCTAAGTTGATCCGCTCCACCTGTATTAGCCATGTCTTCTAAACGAGCACGTTGACCTGTTAATGTTCCTCTATTAGCTGCAACAGCTTTTTCTAAATCGGATAAACCTGAATCCCAAGCTTTAGCTTGTAAATCACTTTCACCTGCTACTTTACTTAGTTCACCTCTTTCAAAAAGAGTTTGTCCAGTACTTTGAACATTGCGTATAGCTGGTCTAAATTCTTCAGGAATGTTTTCTGTAGTAACCTCTTTTGTGCCACCACTTCCTCCACCGCCGCCATAACGCTTTGTAACTTTACTTATTTTCCATTTGCTCATTATATGTTCCTTCTAAGTCTTTTCTCATAACTACGTATGCTTGTTTAAAACCAGGAACATACTTGGGTAATTCTTTTGCCCATCCTGGTCTTCCCCATTGTTCAATAGCTTTACATCCCATTTGTTTTGCAAACTTTTCTACAGTGGGAAATACTTTAGATTGCTCTTTAAAATCTTTACCTGCAAAGGCTATAATATGAAGTGTTTTATATTGCGCATATTGTATTACTTGTGTTAATGCAGCACCAACAATATTGTTATTGTTGTTACCTATCACCCAACAATGTGTAGTGTTATTAAGTATATTACGCATGTGATCAGTTAAAGTAGATTCACTTTGACCTTTGTCTATTGCTTTTTCTAACAAGCTGGAAATAGCTGCCCAGTGTTTTAAAACTAATTCTGGAGGTAGTATTACTATTTCCATACTTATTCCTTTTAATATTATTTGTTAATAAAATTCTTCAATGATTACAACGCCAGCAGCTCCTGCTCCTCCAGATTGTCCAGGATTACCAGAGTTGCCACCACCTCCACCACCGCCATAGGCTTGTCCAGCGCCACCTGCACTATTAAGATTAGCAAGTCCACCACCACCTAAGCTAGAGGACCCACCTATTCCACCTGGACCATAAGTACTACCACTATACACATGACCAACTGAACCCCCCTGTCCACCAATATTTATATTACCGTTTGATCCTACGCCACCTGCACCACCAATACCATATGATGCGCTTGACCCGCCTGTTGCAGAAATTACTGTGATAGGTGAACTTCCAAAAGATGAGGTTCCACCAGCTCCTCCAACTACATATGGATGTGTTGAGGACAAAGAGCTTGCTGAATAATAACGGATAGCTGTGCCTCCACCACCTCCTCCAGCGCCACCAGGAATAGTACCTCCACTAGTGTTTGTTCCACCATTACCACCTCCACCAACAACAGTTACTTTTATTGATTTAAGACCTGTAGGCTTTGACCAAGTACCTGATGATGTGTAAACGTTTATAAGGTTAACTCCTGTAGATCCAGAAGATGTTTGTGAAGAAGAATCAGGAAATGTTATTCCTGAAGAATTGATTGTTGTTGTTGCCATATTTTTCCTTAACTTCCTGAGACTGCACCACCAGCACTAATTGAATTATTTGTAGTAATTGCTCCAGTAGAGGCAATAGTTACTAAGGTTGTTGATCCATACTTAATAAGTAAATTACCACCTGATTCAGTTATTGAAAAGTTTGTTGATACTAAGCTAGGTGCTGATCCTGTAATACTAATAGGCCATGTTCCTGTTGCTGTTGTACCAGAGTTTGAAGGTACATTTAAACTTGTTCTAGCATCTGCGGCTGTTGCTGCATTAGTGCCACCTTTAGAAAGAGGAACTACAGCATTTAATACAGTAGGAGGTACTTGACCCGAAGTATCTACCGAATTAGCAAAATTTGCTAAATTAACTGCTTGTGTCATTTGTTTGACCTTTCACTTGTAAACGTAGTTCATCTATTTGATCTTGCATAACTTTGAACATATCTGCTATTGTTGGTTTTTGATCTATTACAACAGGCATATCCATACCTAATACACCCGCAGCGCTTACAGAAGATGCTGATGCTTCGCCATATTTATTAAATGAACAATATTGGTAAGGTTGTCCTGCAATATTTAATGTACCTATTTCAGTTAAATTGTATGATGTTGATGTTGATCCAGGAATTGAATAGTCTGATGTTGGCCTTAACAATACCCCATTAAGAAACATTAAATGCGAATTTCTATAATAAGGGGTTGGAAACACTACATTGGTAGAAGATATAATTGTTTCAGTAATGTTTTCACCAAATATAAGAACACTAGAAGCATTAAAAGAAAAAGTAACTACATCACAATTACCACCTTTAGATGCTGTTTTTAATATATATCCTTGAGCTGTTCCAAAATAATCATAATCACTATCAACAATTAAAGTACCATTTATAAATAATAACTCAGAACCATTAGCAGAAGTTGATGATATATAAGTTTGTCCATCTGTTAATGTAGAACTAGTTGTTATAAAAGGAACTTTATCAGCAGACGTAGCACCATCAATTAAACGAATATAATATATTGCTATTTTATCATTTACTGCACAGGCATCTGAAAATGTTACTGTGGTTGTAGTTCTTGTATAATCAGTCCCTGGCTTAAGAAATGCACCATTCCTAAATACTAATATCTGATTTGTTTGTGCGTTAGAAAAAGTAAATACTGTTTGTCCTGATGTTGCAGTAGTAAGCATTGAACTAAATAATACTTGGTCAGAAGCACCTGTTCTATATACTCTACCAAATTGATCTACACCAATAGTAGCTGTTGTAGTAATATCAATATCAAAACCACTAGTAGTTGATCCTTGCCCATATGGTGTTAAATTAACATTAGTAATACCAGTAGTGTTAGTATAATAGGAAATATTACCATCAGTAGGGCTTGTAATACCTGTAACAACAGATCCTGTTCTTTGATACATATCAATGTAATCAATTAAGTCAGATTGCTCACATATATTTTGCCAACCAGAATTGTCTGGAGCATTTTGAGTTAAACTAAATTGAACTACATTAGATGAATTAGTTCTTACCCATAAATTAACTGTAGTTAAAAATGTTCCACCTGCTGCAAACCATGTATAATCAGCAGGATTATTATCTACTGTTAATACATCAGATGCTTGTAAGCCATAATAAGTTTTACCTGAAGGATCATTACTAATACTTGTTCCTGTAATACTAGTAGCATATTGCACTAATAAATATCTGTATGGTGATTCAATAATAAGTGGTGCTTCAGATATAATACCAATAGTATCTACTGTACCTAAGGTTGATACATCTAAATTGAGTACATCCCCTTTGTATTCAAGATATCCTAACGGTCTTGTTTGTGCAGGTAATACATCAATATTACGCCCACCATAAGCTCTATAATATAGCTCATAAGTGGTTCCAAAGGTAAAAGGTGACCAATCAAACAAAGTTGGATCTACTGAAGTAGAACCATCAGTGCTTGTATATATACCATAATAAGTTTTATTTGTAGGTGTTGTAGATAAACCTGTGCCTACAGAATCATCTGCATATCTAATAATTAAATATTGATTAAATACTGCAGATGGATTATCTAAATCAATAGATCTTTGAGGTACAATTCTCCATTGTCTGCTATCGTCAGGTGCCTCTGTAGATACTGCAAATGTTGCAAATCGTCCACCAGTAGTAGCTACCCATAATACTTTACTAATACCAAATCCACCATCAGCTACTTCATACCATGTGTATGCTGCTGGATTTAAACTTTCAATAACCGTATCATCATTCCTAACACCAAACCATGTTCTTGAATAAGGGTTATCAGATATATTTGTACCAATAGCATCATCAGCATATTTGACATCAAGATATCTATAAAGATAGCCAACAAGATTTCCTGAATTATCAGCTATTGAACCAGTACTAGTATTAGTAGATACCACTGAATTTGAAACGCTAGAATTATTTTGATAATCTAAAAATACTTGAGTTAAAAAAGAATTTAAATCTGTGTTATCCGTGATAGGTGGATTAAGCATTTTATCTCCTATCTATTTGTTTAGAATCAAGTGACATAGTAGCTAAACGCCAATAGCCAGTAGTTGTTATTCTGTAATTCATTACACGACCATATACTCTTGGATCAACTTTGTAACCCTGAGATTTTTCATTGTTAGGTAAAAATGTAAATGTATCTTTTAAATCAGGATCATCTATTGATAAATCAATATTATCTACATAATTGTTTTGCCCTATTACTCTTATAGTAATACTTGCATTACTAGGTACTTGATCAAATATAGGATAGACAGAGCTAATCATTGTACTTCCAGTAACATCCCCTGTGTTTAATTTTTTCTTTTCAATATAAGATGTATATGCGACTAATGCTGAACCATTCCACATTAAATAATTGCTATCTGTTACTAATGTTTGTGTTGTATTAGTACACATGTATATTACTTCAGTTCCATATTGAAATGTAGTAGATACATTAGCAGGACCAGTAAAGGCGTAAGTTAAAGATGGTAATGTTCTTTTAGACCATGTGTTATTTTTGTAATTAAACACTAAAGCTTCATTACATACTGTAGAAGAACCTTTAGGGTAATTAATCCATATTTCTTTATAAAAAGAATTTTTAACTAAGTGTACTTTGTTAATATAATCTTTATTTAAATTATTAAAGAAATATTTTTTAATTCTAAAGTCAGC